CTTTAACTTAATATTACCGCCCATACTGCCTAACGCATTTGGATCAACCTCAACACGCTTTACAGTCTCTGCAGCTTTTTTAGCACCAGCCCTTATCGCATTAGCTGCAGCATCACCCAATCCCGGAACAAGCCCTACAAGAGCAGCCCCGCCTAGTGCACCCGCGAGAAAGTAATTAGGATCTTCTTTGTTTAATTCATCATATACTTCTTTAGCTGCCATAGCATCACCAATGATAGGTGTAGCTGATGCAACAAAAGTAGCTGCGTCTTTAAAGGATAAGTCAGTATTGACTTGCGGTGCATCTTCAACAGCTTTAGCAGACTCTGCTGCCCAGCCTAATGCTTCCTCAGTCTGTTTACTTACTAAATCCATTGACTGTCTCCCTGAGTAGCTTTAATCGTCTTAGCACACCAATTGCACCCTGTGCTCTGTGTACTTCTACAGGCGTATCTGCACTTTCAATGATTCTATGCTGTATAGTGACTAGATCATCAATATGTGCATAAAACTCTTCGATAGCTTGCTTATTATTTACAAACTGTTTAAGCGACATTACCAGTAAACCCTTGCTCATCTGGTGTTGGGGCTGTACCTATACCCATCTGCGAACCACCGCCACCAGACGTATCAGCTACGCCCTGTGGGCCTTGTCCTTGAGGTGGAGCACCCTCTGGTGCTGCAACACCTTCTGGCCCTGCAGGGGGCTGTGCGGGCTGCTGAAAGCCCTTCAAGATCTCAGCTTGAATAGCCGCATCCTGCATGGAGTTAGTAACCTTGTCTGGGTCAAGATCCATAGACTTAGCAATCTCACGAATAATGTAATCCATCTTAGCAAAGGGTGCTAGTACTGGATTCTGTGCTACTTGCAAGAATTGCATCAAACGCTGTGACCGTACTTCGTTAGCCATCAAGCTTTCTGTACCAGATGCACGTACCTCTAAATCACCCTTAATCTTTTCATCAAAGTCAAACTGCATGTTAAATGCAAAGAATGCTTTACCTAGAGGGCGAATCAGGTAGTCATCCACGTTCTTTACTACTGTACGGATAGAGCCGTTGGCAGCAGACATAAGCATACTAATACCAGAAGCAGTACGACCCACTCCAGAGACGCCTGTTTGACCATGTGCGAAAGATGGAAATCCAGTTGACTCATCTGCTAAAACCCTTGCCTTATCAAATAGTTGCATGTTTTCTTGCGCTACATTCGGAAACTTGGTGCCAAAGATGCTCTGCCCCATTGCACCCCCCTGACGCCTAAACACTTTTCCCGGGTACACAGATAAGTCTTGGCCCGGCACCATGTTTGTTTCGTCAACCTCAATGATTAAGTTTCCACTTAGTGCAGCATTATCAATAGCCATACGCATAAAGCCATTCATAAGGGTTTGAGTATCATCCATATTTTCTGCAATACCTACACCAAAGAAGCTGTAAGGGTTATGCTCGTATGGGGTAGCATAGTACGGTATACGTGATGGTTTGAATGGGTTTAGTACCATACGCAGTACTTCACCGTTACAGACCCACACGTTAGCACTTACTTCATCTAAGTCTTTCATAGAGGAAGGTATCTTAATACCGTGCTCTTCTAATATATCTGTATCTACAAAACCCCAAAACTCTAATACTTCCCAACGCTCAGACTCAGCATGAACCTGATTGTCTTCCATAGTCATTTCCCAGTGCTTCTGCACATAGTCTGGGCCTTTGGCTACTGCCATATCAATAGCGTCATCCATAAAGTAGGGGCGTGTCTTGAGGGAGCGTAGCTGTGTGCGTGACATCTTGTGACGCTCAATAGTGTACTCAGCATCATCCATAGATGTAGCTTCTGGGTCAGGGTAGAAATTCCACACACTTACATGATTACACTCAGGTACAGTCTTTATAAGTGGGTCATACTCACCTTGGTCATCCCAATTAGGGTACTCTTTATCTACAGCAAATGGGCCTTTCATAACACCCATACCAAGGAGAGCCATCTCAAATGCCATAGAACGTAAATGCAAAGAAGCGCCAGACTCATTTAGCTGGTCATGGATCTTCTTCTCCATTCGTTTAGCTGCAACCATAGCAGGGTGAAATGTAACGGTGGTAGGCGTTGTACCATCACCTTCGACAACCTTTTCTGATACGGATTCTAACTTGTCGCTGAGCGGCCCTAAACGCTGCTTTAGATCTGCTAACGTTTCTCCGGGTTTTAGCTTCTCATTACCGTCAAGTAAGTAGGGCCGTGAAGGCTTGTCTTGTGTTACACTTTTAAGTGCTTCACCAGCGGCTGCGGCATTAGGGTCAATATTGATGTGTACTGATTCAGCAACGCCATCTGGTAAAATAGACGGGTCTACTGACATAGGAAACTTATTGTTCCCAAACAGTACGTCAACAATCTGCCCATATGCAGCTAAGGTCTTAGTCTTCGTGACTTTAACGAATACACGAGACTTTTCTGTGTCTGTAAACTTTACGTCAGGCCCGTATAAACCACGATAGTTGCGATAAGCACGTAACCATCTATCTTCATCACTTCTGCGAGCATCTTCTGCTCTGTTAAAGCGTTCATCAACAAAGGATACAATACTAGATTTAGCTTCAAAGATGCTATCCTCTGCGTCCTCTGCAGCTACAACTTCATCTGTATCAAAAGTTACTTCGTCAATATCTGCCATGTTTTAGTATCCAAATGTTGTGTCTTGTGCTTGAAAGCCCTGATTTGGTTTGTCAGGCGTGAAATCCCATATACTTCTACTACGGGGTCTAGTCATAACGCCATAGCGTAGGGCATCATATAGGTGGTCTTCTGCTTTAGTGTCTACATCCTCTGGGTTCTTTTTGTCTAGAGGTATAATAGGTATCTGGGATAAGGTGTTAATACAGTTACTCATAAAAGCGAGTCTTGGCTTCTCAGTAAACTCATCTACCTGCAGACGCCTGTGTATTTCGTTCTTACCTGCTACACGAGAGCCTCTAGATCTATCAGAAGGACGCCAACGGCAACCCTTCATGTTCATCTGTTCAGCCAGTGATGGCCCAGTATCACCACGGTTATGCCATAAACTAGAATCCAGAACACCATATCGCATACCACCATCATTAGCTTCCGCTTCCAATATCATATCAGCTAAATCAGAAGCTGTAACTTTAGAACAATAAAGCTCCCTGTAGACGATAAGCTGTTCGTCGGGAGCGACAGTAAACCATAAAACTCCTGTATAACTACCGTAGCCGTAGTCGCAAGCTCTAAACTTAACCCAGTTGTCTGGGATTTCAAAAGGGTCAATGACATGAATGGATCTGTTAAACTCTGGGAAAGCTGCTCCTTCATTGACATCCCAATTACCTTCTAATAGTTGTTTTCTTTGGTGTTCTGGCAAAGACAAAAGCATAGCTTCGTAGTCACCAGTATCAGCTAAGTAGGGGTTGTCAAACAGACTAGCAGGTATAAACCTACGCTTAAACAGAGGTTGATCCTCTTTGCTGTGACCTTTAGGGAATGTAATAGTATCCCCTGTTTCTATGTTAGTTGCCCAGAAAGGTTTATTAGCTGGCGCAGGGTCAATAAACATCTTTTTAACCCAACTATGACCACTACCACCTGGGTTTGTAGTAGCACGAATATACAAACCTAAGTCTGTACTATGAGCAGACCTCAAGCGACTTCGCATATAATCGAACGCATAAGGGGTAGGCCACTGCGTTAGCTCATCAAAGCCTATCCAGTTAAACGCCTGACCTTGGTAACGAGTAACGTCCATATCTTTATCAAGATACGACATCCAGAGCCGACCACCTTTCGGAGTAGTCCACTGACTTTTACGCTCAGACCACTTAATTCCCGGAATAGCTTTAGGATAAAGCTCTTGGCTTTTTTGAATAAGCTCACGTAATTCCTCCGTAGTATGTCGTACAAGTAACCCACTAAAGTTGGGATCATTTAATCCGTGTAAAGGATCAGCAAGCATTGCGTAACTCTTGCCGCCACCTGCTGCACCACCATACAGTACCTCACGCTCAGATGCGCTTAGAAAGTCTGTCTGAGGGCCGGGATTAGGCTTAAAGACTACATCCTGTGCCGACTCAACGTCAAACTCTGCAGGGGCTACCTGTGCAGGTACAGTTTCTTTTGGAGTGACAACTACAGTCTCACTCTTCTGAGTACGCTCCGATACAGCCTTTTTCGAGCCTCTCGATTTCGGATAACGCCGTTTCGAGCCGCTTGGCAAGGTTCCGTTTAATTGTAGCAGCTTTTTTACGTCTTCGCTCAATATTTATTCTCTGTCTAAGACCTGCATGTGATATGCTGCGTCCAGTTTGTTTTGTGAGCCAATTAGCTACATCTCTGTAACTGTACTGTTGAAGATGCCTCTTTGCAAGCTCTAAGGCCTCTAACTCAAGAGGTATAGGCTGTAACAAGTCTTCGTTGTCAGGGTGTATCTCATAACCAAAGGGCGGCTTCTTAGATAGTCTGGCTATAACGTGCCACTCTTTCTCTTTGCCGCGTTTTGGTTTAGGTAGCTCCCAATACTCTAAGTCTCTACTTATGTGCTTTGGTCTTACTATTCGTTAGTACCTTCTTTTGGTGGTAAATAAAAGACGCCACCTGTTGAGGTAACATCAACCTTATCTACTTTACCAAGTCCAGCACGATCAAGCAAGTCTTTAGCGGCACTCATCTTATCTTTTATCCCAAGCTCTGTAGGGTCAGACAAAGCCTGTACCATAGCCATTGCAGCTTTAGGCGCTGTACGGGCGAAATAAGATCTTGTAGCTTCTCCAATTTCATCTTTAAGTGACTCCACTATAATACGAGTTGGTGTGCCGTTACTGTAACCTGCCAACTTCTTGGCAAGCACAACATCACCACCAGCATCATCGAAGAGTACTTCTAGAAACTTTTGTTGGTTTTCTGTGAGGTTTCTTGCCATATGAAGTTATCCTTTGTAGATAGGCTTGCCTTATAGTTTTATGAAGTTTTACTACAAAAGCAAGCTTTATTTTTATTTAAGCCCCTGTTAATGCCAGAACCTGTCTGTCTATCTGTATCACCAGATGATACATGAGTAAAAACTGTAAGGCTAAGAATAACAGGAATGCTGTTTCTTAACCTCACTTATACTCACCGTATACACGATTGTATATCTCACCACGAGAAATACCCATATCGTGAAGCTCTTTGTTAGACATATTCTTTAAAACCCAGTAATCTGCTCTACGCTGCTGGTGATTCTGAATACGTGTTAGTAAATTCTTAAACATTGCACTATCTCCTTTTGCTGTGTGCATGGAGATAGTTATACTTATATGTTAGCGCTATAGTAGATACATAATGTGCATACCCGTTACCCTACAGGCACAAAGGTTTCTGTAACTGTTAATATCGTATCTATATGCCCAGCACCTGTAGGAGTAACTCTTATTTGATCGTTAGGTTGAAGTACTAAATCTATCTGGTTGAAGCTTACGTAATCACCGCCCCCTATAGATTTAGCACTTAAAAATTTAGAAACATAAGTATCTGCAGCTACGTACCACCCTACTTCTACTGTGTTAGTAGATCCACCGCCATTAACTACATGAATAAAGGTAATCTCAGCAGTACAGTTTGCAGGACACGTATAAACATTCTCTGTAGTCGTACCTGTATTGTGACCATAAACAGACTTAATACGTGCTGGCTTACCTTGATTCACAAAAGACATTAGGTTGCTTTCTTAGCTTTTGGCTTAATAGCCTTCTTCACTTTATTAAATATACCTGATGACTCTGCATCCTTACAAATCTGAGTAACGTTAGGGTCTTTACTCTGTACGTTACCAAAGCGATCCTCACCTGCAGCTTGGTTGCCATTAGCATCCCAAACCATGCCATCACCATCAATAGTGTAACCTGCAGCATTAAGCTGCTTCTTATACTTATCGTAATACTTAGCCATTAGGCTTTACCACGCTTAACAGGATTCTTTGCTGGAACGTCTGCACCACAAGCTAAGCCACCATGCTTAAAACCCTTCTTAGCCATACCACCATACATGTAGCCCATCTTCTTAGCTACTTCTGGTGCTTCTTTCTTTAGTGCTGCCATACCAGCGTTCATTGGTTTCTTACCCATATCGCCACCCTTTGCCATTCCTGTTTTATGATAACCTGTGTTCCCACAATGAGAGCACCCTTTGCCTTTACACTTTGGACACATCTTTTTAGCCATTATTTTTTAGCCTTTTTCAATAATCCACCCTTATTCATCTGACGTTTTTTAGCTACAGATAGGGTTCCTCTATTTATAGAGCTTGCTGTATCACCTATTTTAAACATACCGCCGCCGCCAGATACTTTAGGTTTTCTTGCTTTATTTTTACCACTAGGTGTCACAGTCTTTTTCAAGTAGTTCTTAATCTGATTTGCTTCACCTCTGGCTTGTGCAACAACTTGGGGGTATTTTAGGTTATTTTTCTCTGCATAACCTATTATTTTATGCTTTAATTCTTTTGCATTATAGCTTTTACTACCTTGTATATATGCATCAAGTAACCACTTAGGAGTCTTTTTTCCAGTGTAGCGCTCTTGAAATTCTCCTATTTTAGGGGGTCTTTTATCAGCCATTACGCACTCCTCTTTCTACCCGATGCAGTCGTTGACCACTTCACTTTCTTAGGGCCAGTTTTCTTAGCAGCCTCTTTCTTGCTTATCTTACTAGCTACAGCTTTAGGTCTACATGCAGGGTAAGGCCTACCTGAGTCTTTACTGCCTGAGCGACCACATTCTTTGCCTGTCTTTACATCTGTCCACTCTTCACCAAACCACTTACCTAAACCACCCTTAGCGTAGCCCCTACGGCTTTGTATCAGGTGGCCTGTCTTACGCGACTTTGTTTTTGCTTGAGCCACTATATTTGCCTCCCCTACGTTTGTACTCTTTAACTAACCAAGCTGATGCATAAGCGCTAGGCCAAGTCTTAAATTTCTTTTTAGCTGCAGCCTTTACTGACGCATATAGTTTCTTGTTAGTTGGTGTAGCCATATTTAGATTTTCCCTAAATAACTCAACAGAATTAGTAACGCAAACCCACAAACAAATAATAATATCAGACTTATACCACCATACAGAAGTATATTCTCTACCATCTTTTGCGTTTTCTTGCGCTTCTCTTCCCGTTCCTTCTTATTACGTACACGTATCTCTTTGCGTAACTCTACCAATTCGCCCCAAGCGGAGAAGCCGCGTGTAGATATGACGATCTGCCTTAGCTCCTCTTCCATGTCTTCGGCTTTTTTGCGAGCTACAAAGGTAGATAAAGCTTCCTCATTTGAGTTAGCAAAGACACTATCTCTTTTCTTACTGTGGTCATCCTTAATGTCATCAATTGCTTGGAATAAGCTACCAATGTCTTTAGCTAGAGACGTTATTTCTTTCCCGGCAGAAACCCCTGCTTTAACAGCACTGAAACTCGCCATAGCGATTGTAATAGGGTCCATAATGTCTCTCTCTCAATTTGCATCGCCTACCCCTAAGCAATGATAAAGTCTACAATCTGACCATCAGGCATCCTAAGCTTATTAGGGTCAGGGTGGTATGCATACTTTTGATTAACTAACTTGAGATCCTCTACTGCAGTGTCAGGCGTAACCTTGTTAATCTCTGGCTTCTCTTCTACGTTAGCTTTATGTGATCTGTCTTTGTCTTGGCTTGCAAACACAATATTATCGTGTGTCTGAAAAGGCATACTAGGCAGCGGAAGGTGCGATATAAGTGTCACCTCTATCAAACTCCTTGTCTCTTTTCTTTTGTAGGTATCTTTGTTTCTTGAGTTTCTGAATAGGGCGTTTACGTTTAGGTAACTTCTTAATCTGACTCTTCAAAACAGTGTATACTCCTTAGCATTTCCAACGTTTACGGGCTTGTCTCAAACGAGAGTTAGGATCTTTAGCTGCTGCAGGAAACTTCTTCATCTGTCCAGCACTTCTTGCACAGTAAGACTTACGCCGCTTTGCAGCCTTACTACCCTTCTTGACTTCTCCTGTTACAGCACCCTTTAGTTTAGATTTTGGATTAGCTCTATTATGTGCAGCTATACCTCTAGGTGTCATACCTGCACCATCTTCTGTCTTACGGTAATTAGCGTTCTTACCTTTAGTGGTCTTACGTATAGCTTTTTCTCTACGAGTCTCGTTAGCCATGTGTGCTACACCTTTTTCTTGTTGCCACTGGTACGGGCTACACTACGGTTCTTAGCCTTAGTCTGTACACGTAAGTTAGAACGCTTGTTGTTACGAGGGTTGCCATCCTTGTGGTCAACATCCTTACCGTCACCCTTCTTAGCTAAACCACCAGATACCATAGCTTTACGTGCAGCATTACGAGAAGCTCTATCCTTCTTTACGGATGGCTTACTGTCATACTTAGCGTTCTGCTTCTTGTAGTCACGCTTACCGTTAGTCATATAGGGCATTAGCCGTAGCTCCGCTTTCTGTCAGGATCTAATACGTCTCTTCTAGGTAAGTGGCCCTCTAAGTACATAGCACGTTCTACGTGATCTAAAGAATACCTGATGCCAGTGTCAGCCTCTATAGCTGCCCTTACATAGAATACGTCACTCTTAGGAATGTGTACACGTTTCAAACGTGCTGCGTCACCTGATACAAGAGCATCGTAAAACTCTTCTATTACATTATCAGATGCATATAGTTGTATGTTTTTATTTTTCATTGTCAATACATTAATACACGTAAAAAAGTGGTACGTGCCGCAAACTACAAGTATTGAGAGAGGAGACAAGGGGGAGAGCAACACTAAGAGTTGCAACACGTACCAGTTTGTAACACAAATTATGATTATTACTTATGAGAAAGTGTTACATTAAAGAAAGTATATCACTTACAAACATGTTATACAAGAATAAAGTGTTACTATAGTGTTATAACTCTTCCTATGTCCACTATCCCATTTACAACACTCTATATAAAGTTATAACTCTTCTAAAGTATTACTTTACTTTTAAGTATTACTCTTTTTTAAGTGTTTTAACTTAAAGTGTTATAACTTTGCTGCTACTGCTACGCAGTTATACGCAGAAAAGCACCCCTGTCAATACCCCTGGAAGCAATTACTTGTAAAATGTTACATATATTGCAGGTTTGTAACAATTTGTGATAATACATATGTACGTATACACGTAAAAGTTGTGGCTTAAAAAACCACTTCTGTGTGCTTGTACATACACGTATACCGTGGATGGGGGCACTGGCCCTCGCAGGGGGGTAGCATGATACCTTTTTATGTTTTTTCTGCTGATTTGGGCTGATTTTATTGCGTAAACCATTGAAAAGACACGTTTTTATAACTGATATGCAGTCCTTGAAATGCTGAAAACGTGAAATTTTAACGGCTTTTTTCATATGGGGCACGTTTCGCGGATTGGATGGACAAAAACCCCTACCCGTCACTTTATTGTGATCACAAACCAGCCACCCCTCTTTAAATGTGATCACAAACCAGCAATAGCTTTTCAAATGTGATCACAAAAGCAGCACCTATACCAAACCTATCCCTTCGGATATAACATCTATCCTTTCGCCGGGGGAAATATCCTTTAGCCTGGTTGCGCTATACCAATGTATATATGAGTGTCACAACAGGTTAGCTCAAAACATATACGTCAGTATATATAGCGCTGAGAGCCGTTGTAAGGGGTGCTACAGCGTCGAAAGCGCTTTTGCTGGTCTACCTACATGAAAAATACTTTGGTCTATCTTATTGAAAACATTAGACTTTTTTCATCAGCACTATCAAAAGTATAGTTTTATATACTTCATGATAGGTTGACATATCCTTTTGGTTATAACGTTATATCCTTTCGCCGGGCGGCAGCTATCCGAATGTATATACGCCCGGCTAGGATGTATATGTGAGTGGTTACTAAGTATAGCAGGGCTTGGCAGCGCTTGAAAAACGGCGCAATTATTGGGTTCAATTTTAAATTTTAACTCAGAAGGAAAAACTAAAATGACTCAATATTTATATGACTCTTTTGAAACGGGCCGCGTTTATGAAGGGCCGCAAGTAATCGAATATATTTTGATCAAAGATAAAATCTTATTTCGCGATAATTCCCGTTCAATTATTGGTGCGCTTGACGCGGATGCAGATGATGTCGCGTTCTTTGCAGAATATGGTTTAGCGGGTTGGGTTCAGCGCTATTATGACAACGGCGCATATAAAACTGACCATATGTCACACAATGCTTGGCAGGTATTTTTTAACGGCTTAATTGAAATGATCGAAAACCAGAAAGAGGGAAACTAAAATGAAATTTACAATTATCTGGCGCTTAGAAAATGACGGGGATTTTTTTGAGCAATCTTTCACCCGCAAAAAATCCGCTTCACTTGCTATCAAAAAATGGCGCAATGTTTGGGGCTTGCATGAGTCTGATTGCGTTATTTTTGAAGTAAAAAAAGAGGGAAGCTAAAATGTATTATATTGAAGTAAACACGACACGCGGCAACGGCTTGCTGCAGCCAATGGCAAAAACTCTAAGCGCTGCAAAAGCTCACTATTTTAATCAGATGAAAAAAGAGCCGTTTGGTTTAACCATAAATGACGTCGAAGAAATTGTCGTATTCAAAGGCCGCAAAATTTACGGCTTTTATGACGGGCAATTTAAGCGCAAGCAAAACGTNCACTNTTNNNNTNCACAACATCTTATTTGGTCTGTCATAAGGTTACGCTTTCAATGCGCCGCTTAGTGGTGGCGTATTTTTGGCGAAATTGCCAGCAACCCTAGCATAGAGGAAAAACTAAAATGCTTATTTCAAAATTGACTAAAGGTTTTAACGTAAACGGCTTTACTTCAAAAGCGGCAGCAATCCGCTATTTAAAAAGCAAAGGGCATAATATTTGCACCTTGCTCGCACAACCCGAAAGCAATCCAAAGGTTGCAAAAAATGGCAAGGTTGTGGAAGTGATGACATGTGCGCTTCACCTTGCACCATTTAATTTGTCTGGTTTTCAAGTATGTGCCAAAGCTTCACAAGGTTGCGCTGCAGCGTGTCTACATACGGCTGGAAATCCAGCATACATGGATCAAAAAGAAAAAAGCCGTATAGCTAAAACCCGCGCCTATTTTTTAGAACGTGATGCTTTCATGGCTGTTTTGTTCTTTGAAATGTTAGCCCATTATCGCAAGTATTTTGTTAAGCAAGGCGTTGAAATTGCTTTCCGCTTAAACGCGACTAGCGATTTACCTTTTGAAAGCCGCAAGGTTACAATAGACGGTAAACCCGTTTTGCTAATGGATGCTTTCGGTAAAATTCAATTCTATGATTATACGGCTTTTGATAATCGCGCTATTAAATTTGCTGACGGTGCCATGCCGAAAAACTATCATATTACGTTCAGTAAAAAAGAAGACAATGACAAAGAGGTTGCCCGCGTTTTATGGCATGGTGGCAATGTTGCAATGGTGGCAACAAAAGAAGTCTATAAGCACGTTTTAGAGCAAGGCCATATTACATTGCCAAGCCCAATGGGTGCACCAATTAAATATAAAGCCGTGGACGGTGACGCGCACGATTTTCGCCCCATTGATCCAAGCAATAGCGTTATTGTTTTGAAAGCAAAGGGCGATGCTAAAACCGACACAACGGGCTTCACTGTTCGCAAGCTTTACACTGGTGAAGCACAAACCCTAAGCGCTGCAATTGCTGCAGCGTAAACCTTAACTTAGCAAAGGAAAAAATCATGGATTTAACATTTTCAGCATATTGCCATATTGAGCGCCGCGCTGGTGGCGTAGGTCAACCGCCAAAGCGCTTTATTGAAGCCGTGCATGATTGCTTAAAACCCCATAGTAAAACGCGGGTTGCTCGTGATCAACGCCATGCATTTATCCGCGCCGTTTTAGAAAAGCGCGAGCAATTGCTTGGCATGTATGTCGATAATAGATTTTAGAATAAGAGGAAAAACACAATGCAAATAGCGTTTAGAATAACGGGCTTATCAAACCGCGACACAACCCGCGAAGAGCAAGCAAATTTCGCTAAAATAATTGCTGCAAAGCTTAGATGCCCCAAAAAAAGCTTGCACACAAGCGCACGATTAAACGTGGTGCGTATTGTATCACACAAAAAATGCTTGGATGATTTATTGTCGGCTTTTCCAGAAATTGATTTTGCATCGCGTACAATTGACGCGCATGAAATAAGCTTGAACGGCTTAGTTAAATTTAAGCTTGCGACAATGGGGGCAGAATAAAAATGCAAAATTTAACCGTATATTTACACAAGCAATACGAGCACGGTAAAGCGCTTGCAATATTAGGAAGTAATATGAGCGCATATAACAAGCTTAAAGAGGCGAAACAATTAGCGCGAAAACTGGATTGCATTATTGTTGGGCGCGATTGCTTAGGCGGGTTGCGCTTTGAGATAAACCTAAACGCGCCGCGCCCGCATCAAGTAAAGGTGACAAAATGAAAACCCCATTAAAAGCAATCCGCAAAGCGCAAGCGTTAGAGCAATCAATTGATAGACAAGAAACAATGCTTTATTTGTGGAGGTATAAAAAGCAAAAGAGGCGAGCGCGTTTAGCGCTACGCTTCACCGATAAACCTAAAAAATATGGTGGGCATCTTGGTCTGTCATATGGATTGATGCGGCAACAAACTGGAGAAATAAAAGATGCAATACTTT